CTACCATACGAATTCCTCCTCTTTTTCCTCGTCATACAACATTTCATTGTTAATGTCGATTTCTATTTCGAAAAAAGTCCCTGGATAATATCCTTCAGATAAAGTTTGTTCAACTAAAACTTTATCCTCATATATAACTATACCACAATTGGATCGAATATACACGGAACCTATACCCGAATTTGTAAGACTTCTTACAATATTACACAACCCTGCTCCTCTATTACGCGGTGTCGATTGCGTCGAAACACCTTCGGTCACTGCTTCGGCCAAAAGGACATCATCACTCTCATCACCGAGAAGTTTTCTCATTGAATTGGGAATTCCAACCCCAAAATCTGAAACAGAAAGTATTATTCTACCTAAATTCGGGTAAAATTGAGCAAAAACGCAACCTATACATTCCTCTGAGTGATCCTTAATATTATTAAATATTTCTTCAATTGCTACTTGAACATGCAAAAACTCTGATTCACTTTTTGTGCATCTTTTCAACCATTCTTTTAAAGTATTATCTTTCCATTGATAACTGTCTTCTACGCGAAGCAATATCATCGGCAATGTAGTTTTTCTCAATTCAGGTTTTTTATAAATTGTCTCACTTCCTGTGAAAAATCTAAAAAAACCACAATCTTCAAAATACCTCATGACTTTATTATTTTGTTTATTCTTAGAATCATTAGAAGGCAACTTAAATGTTGTCTTTACATCTTCTTTTCTTGATAACCATTGACATAAATTAAAAAAAGCAGTCATCCCACCAGGTTTAATAAAATTAATTGTCCTTAAATCAAATTCAACTCTTTTAGTTTTTGGTTGCATATCAGTATCAATTACTTGTGTAAGGACATCTACAATTGAATATTTATCAAATGTAGAAGGCATTATTATGGATACTTTTGATTCCATGTCACACCTCTTTTTTCTTTGTAAATATAGAATAACATACTTTAGAAAAAGAATAAAATGTGTGAAAATCTGACTAGACACAACATATTGTGTTTAAATTGACAAAAATCACAAAAATTTAAAAAAAGCACTACATATAGTATGGAAAATATTTTATACTTTTTTTAATATGAATTTAAAACGATAGGATTAAAAATAAATCTAAGAATATCTTATCAAAAATACCTAACAGAAATCTTTCTATCCATATACAAATATGATACAAACTCTATCCATATGTACGCCCACTAATTAAAGTGGGCTTATTTTATTTCTCTAATTCATAATGTCTTTGCTCTGAAATCTTCATATCTGGATTCAATCGATCAAGCATGATTCTGCGATGTTGTACATTTCTAAATGAATTTTGATTTGTAAACAATGACCATTTACCGTTTGCGTTTTGTTGCATAACTAAGCGATCATTCGCATAACCTTCACTCAACCAGCGCAAACGTAAATTTTGAACTTGTGATAAGGAAATATCCTTATACCCGATTACATACGAATCAACAAAGAATTCTTGTCCGTTCATTTGGTTTGAATTTAAATTATATCGTTGCATCAACTGCAAACGATAGTTTTGTAATCCGTTTAGATTTAAGTTCGTAATTCCGATTGACCAAGTACCGTCAACATTTTGGTTATAATAAATATCCGAATAGTCGACCTTCATAAATTTATTCATATTCACTCGGTACTCTTGCACTCTTTTAAAATCATGACCTACATTCCAGAATACCCAATAATTTGGTAACTGAACTCCTGTTTCTGTAGTTGGTTGATTAGGATCTACAATTGTTGCGCCGTAACCAAAAAGGTTTATTACACGATTAACTGCTACATCTAGGTTACCTAATAGCTTACTTACATCACTAGGATTCGTGATAAAGGCCCATTCAATTAAAAGAGAATGTCCTGGTGTACTGTTGATGACAAATAAGCTATCACCGATTTTTGCACCACGATTCGGAATTCCTAATGCTTGCGAAATCGTAGCACTAATTTGTTCAGCTTTCGCTTTGCCCTCTGGATCACCACTAAAATAGAAAACTTCCACTCCTGTTGCAGCTGGACTAGCAGCATTTAAATGATTAGATATATTCCAATCACTACCGCTTGAACTCTTTAATCTCACATTACGAACAATTTTATTAAGATTATCATTCACACTTACTGCAGTATTATCAGTTGCATCAAATGCTCCCGTTTTTGCTACCATGTTTGCGGTAATTCTTCGTGCCAAGTCTGCTTCAGTATATCCAGAACCTAACGCCCCTGGATCAACACCTCCATGTCCTGCATGAATCGTTGTGATTGTTCCGTAAGCTGTAACTGGCATTGCTAATGTCATGAACACCAATACAGCTACAAACATTTTATTAAATTTACTCATTTTACACACTCTTTTCTATTTTTATTTATAAAAAATAGCCCTCATTTTTGAGGGCTATCATTATTTGGAAAATATTTTTCTGTCTTGGCTTTAATTTCATTATCTAGCCATTTGATAAGCCAAATTGGAAAATGCTTGCCCCAACCTAGCACTGTTACATTCGCTAATAATGAGTACAGATTGTGATAAATAAACGCTACTGTGAACATTGCAAATATTACTGATCCAGTTCCTAATAGGTAATCGAAACCATAACCACCTAAACAAATTGCAATGATAGCACCGTCACGAACTAGCGCATCAATTGCCACCTCTGACGTTTTACGCTTTACTGGTGATAACTTAGCTAAACGACCACCAACAAGCCACTCGAAAACTAAAACGCCTAGTAAAATCGAAATTAATACGGAATGATAATTTGACCATTTATCATTGTAAATCCATTCCGGAATAGCAATAGTGAGACCTCCGACCGTTCCCACAAACCACGAACCGTCTTGGCTCATTTTTGCTAGCTGAATTTTTAACATGTTGAATATATCTAACATTTTTCTACCTCTTTCTTTTGATTATTTTATGCTATTACATACTCGAAACCATCTAAGAAAATAGGGTTAGCAGCATAGCTGTTTGTTATAATCCTACATGCTCCATCACTTTGCACTTGAATTATACATTTATGGTCTGGGTTGCTATCTCGAACAATTGTGTCATGATATGCTGCTTGACCTGCAGGGGCATAAGCAACTGGAATAACTAAAAAAGTAGCTCCAGCAGTTGTCGGGAATGTTCCACCACCTCTAAAATACATCTTATTTCCTATTCTTCGGTATTGAAGTGGCTTAGCCCCGTCTTGTGTAACACCGCTAGTTACAGCAGTAATCCATCCAGAATCAACTGGAACATCTTGTTTCGCATTCCATTTGGTTCTCTCTGCTGCAGTGATATGTTTTACTGTATCTGCAACATGATCATCCACAACTTTTTTTAATGCATCATATTGGGCTTTAGTTGCTACGAAATCACTAATGTTAAACTTAACTGTTAGATCAATACTTGCATAATCAATTGAAACTGAACTTGCGCTTGTTCCATTGCTCGCTTCTGCATATGTCACGAAATAGTATAATCCATCGTTATTTAAATAATTCGGGGTATAACTACTTGCGCTTGATATCGTGCTTTTTTGAATAAGACTTCCATTTGTATATGTTGGTGTTCCCCATGAAGTGCTAGTTGGATTGTAGAGTGAATGATAACAAGTCGTATTAGTTGGACCACTAGCTTTAGCCCACACATTATATTGAAACTTGGTTATTTTACTTTTTGCAATTGTAACTTTTCCTGCTGTTGTTGAAGCATTTTTAAAAATGAATGAAAAGTTTTTTTCTAAAATCCAAAGCGCATCAAAATGGGGTGATCGTTGAGCAATCCTTGTACTAGCCGTATAGCGTGCATCATAAGTTTTTCCATCGAGTAACTTAATTAAATTGTATCCTTCTTGAGATGCTTCTGCTGTGAAAGCGCTCGGTAATTGAACTGTGGCAGCATTGTGATCAAAAATTTTATTCCCATTTTCAACATTACTACCAGCAACTTTCCCTGTAAAGTCACTTGTTACTGTCACTTCTATATCTTGACCATTCATGAAGTTAATCAACAACTGTCTGACTTCGTCAGCGCTCAACACTCCTTGACTTGCTATTAATGCAAACATGTCATCTATCTGCTGCTGAATGCCCTCTACATCGTTTATTAGCTTATCTAGCTGGACTTGTGATTGATTCGCTAGACCTGTTACATATCTAAGCAATTCTTCAAATTCCCAAATATAATTACCTTGCTTCACGCAATTACGATAACCTGGTACAACAGAAAAACTAAAATTTGTCGTTGAGTCAATAACTTCTCCGACTTGTGTTGTAGAACCACCTTTTTCAATGGAAAACCACGTTGCTACACGACCCGTATCTTGTACGAATGAATCGATTAAAGTATACGAAAATTTACCATTTACCTTATCAATAAAATTCGTTACCTTATCCCTAGCAATGTTTCGGCTAGGCAATGTTGAGTTTAAAAACACATCGTAACCAGTTAGATCACGTGGCAAGTCATGAGAAGTTATAGCGACGTTTAAAGTCCTAGATAAAATATCATCTTGTCGGAATTCCATAAACTCAACGTGATTCGGCTGTGTGGTGCTTAGCTTTAAATCGTAATTACTCATTTATTAATTCGCTCCTTTCTGCTTCATACATTCTTTGGATATCGTCATTATCATACTTTTGTAGCTCCATGCGATCTTTTTCATATCCTCTACGTTTCGCTTTAATTTCCCAAGCAAATCGTGTATAAGATAAGCTAGATTTAACGACAAAGTAAGTTGGTGTTCTTTCTGAAACCCAAACATGCCCTTCCTCGTATGATTGAAGAAAGACTTGATATTCATATTCATTTGTATTAACAGTGTCTCCAAAAAGTGTTTCTATTGGTATTTTTATTTTTTTTGATTTAGCTGTTTTAGATGTCCCAATATCGCCGAGATAACTTTCAGCAGTTTCATATGCTGGTGTCGCTCTAATTCCGTCACGTGTGACATGGATGGCATTTTTAGCACCAACTACTTTTAAATCTCCCAAAACTGATAAAGGTCCTGCGTGAAGAGTATTACCTTTAATATTTATTTCCCCATTTTTTAATAGCTGAATACCTTCATCCTTTTTGGCAGAAATCTGTATTGCTTCTCCCCCGCTTGCTAGTAAAATATTAATTAGCTTTTGAGAAAAACCTGCACCACCCGCAGTCCAACTAAATGTATCGCCATGAGTCCCCATCGTCCCAACATCACTAGAGCCATTCCAAAATTGCATACCATTTTTTGTTAATTGCATAATTCTGTTAGAACCGTTGTACAAAGTTAATGCGTTAGCAGCAATTTTTATAGCTTCGCCAATTTCATTAAATGCTACCTCAACTAAACTAGCTTTCAATTTACCAGTTTGAATAAGATTCGCATTCAAGATACCAACATTAATGAAATCAGCAACTATTGAACCATTCATTGTGATTGCTAAACCATACTGACCATTTACACCAGTAGTAGAATAACCAAAACCATTTAAGTTCCACTGCCAAACTCTTTTGGCTGTTTTCTCATCGTCTGTATCCATGATTAAAATTCTATCTGGATGAACTCGAACAAACCCACCGAACCCAGAATTGATTAAATTAGAAGCTACATTTTTAGCAGTTTCTAGAAATCCTTCTTCCATACCAGACACATCGTTTTGAATATTCTGAATCTGATTTTGTAAATTAGTAAAGGATTGCTTATAGTTGCCAAGCTCAATTGATTTGTACATTTCAGTAATTGGATCATACTTGTAAGAAACCATATCAGCTTTGATGTTGATACCTTCCTCTTCATGAATAACCGTTACTGTATCGCCAGGATAAATGGTTTCAAGAATAGAAAAGTCTTTATATTCTTCAGTCTTAGACAACTCAACAAAATTCACTTGATAACTAGCTAGTGGCTGGTCAACCATGTTCACTTCAAATTCTCTTTTAGCAGCTTCTCTTAAAAGCTTGTAGGCTTCCTCTAAAGGCACTGCATTTTCATCGTTAAACTCACCATCAACAATAGCTTTAATGTCTGAGTATTCAAACTCTCGTATCTTAGGATAAATATAAGCCCCTAGATTCGGACTATCAATAAATACCTCTGGCAGCATGAGTCCATTAAAACCTTTTGGCAAGATACGAGTAACTGGTGATAACCAATCAACGCTAGATCCGTAACCAATTAAATTTTTCTTATCCCGAATCTCAACACCACGATCAGCTCCGAGCTTTTCTAACATTGAAATATCTAGCATACTCCGTTTAATATGACCGCCCCATTGACTAAGGAAACTATTATCTTTACTTCCATCAATTAATGCTGCAATTGGGTTCATACGGACAATACGAGCATTTGCAATAGTGGTAATATTTGAATAAAATCTAAAATTCGTTTTGTACTGTGTTTTGTCTCCAAGCTGAGTAATTGCTCCAGCTCCGTTCTGATCTACAATAAACGTATCTTCAATAATGTTATCGATTAAATCATAGGAAATATGAACTGCCTTAATGGTCAACACACCCATATTTTTATCTACTTTGCTAATTCTAAACAAATTAGGCCCATCTGGCGTATCTGCTTTTAAAATCATCTGACCATCAATAAATGCTGCTAAATTAGATTTGGTCAAATAAGAGAATGTAAGAGCATACTCATTATTATCTACCCAGCTCACTTCTGGATTAATCACATCATACGTGATATCACCTAGCCCATTATGAGTAAAAATTGTTTCATTCTTTTTATACAATGTAATCATACGTATCTCCACCTCGGCTCTAAAATTACTTTGCTTACTGATCCAGTCCAAGAAATAGTATTCTGGCCAACTTCTAAAATTGGAAACTTGCCAGTTGTTTGCTCGCTAATATTATTAATCCCTTTTCGGTAGGTCCTTGCTAACGAATCTATTTCGATATACTCACTGACATTAGAAACAATTAGTCTATTTCCATTCGTAATTAACTCAATATTTCCAGTCCCATAAATGGTAAATTTAGGTTGAGAGTAATACGTACCGAAATTATATTCTTTTGAATTATTAGCGATTGTATAAGCATCAACTATCGCATATTCAAAAGGACCACAACGAAAACGAATCGTGAACTTTCCATACTTCTCAACTTGATTATCAATATCTCCAACTTTAATGGATTTAATTTCTCGATAAACATCATCATCCGAAAAGCGAATCGTTTTTTTACCAAGCAAGAACCCTTTAAAACGTCTCAATCTTGACTTCACGTTGTCCGTTCCTAGAACGTTGAATACTAAATCGAATTCTACATCCTTATATGCTCCAAACTTGTTTAATGAGCCGTGACGACCTTCTACTTCATAAGATGTCACGATTTGTTCAGCACTCGGAATAATGGGCCTAAAAGCGATAGCTATTCTAGTATCTCTGTAACGTTGTTTATCAAGTTCCATGATTAACACTATCTAGCCACCGCCCTTCCTGACCCAACACCTGTATCATTTCCTTTATTGGCAAGCTTTCTATCCACTGTATCTAAAATAAAACCAACTAATTGATCTTCATTTAGATAGACGTTCATATTTTTTTCAACTAATGCTCTTAAAAGTTCAACCATCTGTTCTTGGCTACTTCCATTAGCTTCAGAAACTGCTTGACGAACATAACTCATTAATGTTGAAATAGGCGCAACTGCTTCTTTCCCAGCTTCACCACCAGCCATAATTGAATTTCCATTCATACCAAATGCAGTTGGTTTCGTCAAAATACCACCCTTTGCAAACCAGTCCACATTAATCTTAGGAACTCCTTTTTTAATCCAGTCAATAGGATTAGCTGAACCCGATACACTGAAGTGTGGCATTTTTATAGAGGGTAGCTTCCAATTGAAATTAAAGAAATCTTTCATTGCATCGATAGCTTTCTTAACAGCATCTTTTGCATCATTGATAGGGTTCATAATGGCATCTTTAATCCCTTTCCATGCCGATGCAGTTTTACTTTTTATTCCGTCCCAAAGACCTCCTAAAAATTCACCAAGACCGTTCCAAATGCCTTTACCTGTATCAATTACTCCGTTCCATAATCCAACTAAAAAATCAATTAAGCCATTCCAGATGCTGGAAGCTGTCTCTTTTATTCCAGTCCACAAACCAGAAAAGAACTCACCTAAACCGTTCCAAATACCTTTCGCAGTCTCGATTGTTCCATTCCACAGTCCTACAAAAAAATCTACAATCGCATTCCAAGCTACTTCAGCTCCCAATTTAATTATTTCCCACAAAACAATTAAAAATTGGCTTAGGTCATTCCATTTCTCTTTTAACCAATCTGTAATAGCACCCCAATTTTTAATAACAAGAATAATTACGGTAATGACTGCAGCTATTCCGGCGATAACAGCAATAATTGGTAACATCGCTATATCTAATGCCATAAACGCTAGCACAAGACCACCTATCGCAACTGCTATCGGTGTGAGAATCACAACTATACCTCCGAATAAGCCAAAGCCTTTTATAATTTCTTGAACTACTGGATTCAATCCATCGAACCACTCTTTCAAGTTTTTAAAGGCCCCGACAATTACCGGTAATATCTCTAACGCTAATCTCATTAGTTCTTCACCAATCGGTCTTAACATGTCTTGTAACTCACGCCACATGGCTGTAAGACTTTGGCTGTCGCTAGCTTCCATTAATTTATCAGCAGCGCCTGCAGCATCGTCGTATTGAGTTTTAACTCCGTTCGTTTCATTTGCTACATCACCCATAGATTCAATAATTTTGAACCCGGCATCTTCACCAAGTGATCCAAAAATTTGGGAAACTAAACTCGCTTTTTCTGTTTCGCTTTGTACACCCATTAATTCTTGAGATATTGACTGAAATAAATCTTTATTAGATCCACCAGAAGCTTTCCATTCATCAAATAAGGTTTTAAAACTTCCCCCTATTTCTGTAACTGCTCCCTCAATAGTTCCGTCACTGATACGTACACCAAACTCTTTAACAAGATCATTTACTTTATCGAGGTTATAAGCACCGCCATCTAAACCAGATTGCAAAATATTAAACATTTCAGAAGCGCTATATCCATTTTCCTCAAATAATGTCGCATATTCGGCTAAGTTATCACCTAGTTCATCCGTTTTATTCAATCCGTTTTGAGCGCCAACTGTCATTAAATCAAATGCTTGATTTGCAGTTAATCCATAGACATTCATAAGAGAGTTTACCCCTCTTAAATTTTCAGCTACATCACCGCCAAATGTGTTCGTGAAATTAAGAGCTTTACCCGTAATATCTCCCAAATCAGCATCGTTGACTTCTTTCAGTTGCTGTTTTGTTTGCTGTAGAGCTTCGGCTGCTTCATCATAAGATTCTGCAATTCCACTATTATATAAATCAACAATTTTATCCTTTGTAGCTTCCGCTTCTTTACCAGTAAGTCCAAAAGCATTATTAAACTTACTCGTTAAGGCATCGATATCCATTGCATTCTCAAAAGACACTGAAGCAATTTCTTTAATTTTATCAGCTACTCCGCCTAAAGCTTCTGCACCTTCTAACATATTTGAAGCACCTAAACTATCACCGATATTTTCTAATGCATCAGCAGATTCATCAGCTGTACTTGATAATTCTCTCAACTCACCTTGAACATCTTGCAGTGAGCTGCCATTATCAACTTGATCTAATGCTGTTTTCATTTTTCCAATGTCTGTATCTGCCCCTAATGAAGCACGACCAATTTTATTAATAGCTTGTTCTAGTTGATCGGACGTTGCCGTACCTTTTTTTATTGAATTAACTAATTGAGTACCTAAAATATCGCTGAAATCATCAACACTGCTTCCTGTGGCATCAAATAGAGTATCTAACCGTTGTGTATTCGTAGTTAAATTCTCTTGTTCAGATTGAATTTTTGACAATGCACCTTTATATCCGTTTAAAGCACCTTCTGTGAATTCAATTTCACGCCTAAATGCACGATATTGTTCTTCTCCCATGTCTCCACGGTCAAATTGTGCTTGTACATCTGCTTCTGCTCCTTTTAAAACATTTAACTTTTCAGCAGTTACAGCAATTTGATCACCAAGAAGCTTCTGCTTTTGGGCGATTGCTTCAGTATTCCCTGGATTAAATTTTAATAAACGATCTACATCTTTCAATTCAGACGTTAAATCAACAGATTGTTTATTAACCTCTTTCATTGCGGCTTGTAAACCCTTCGTTTCTCCATCTAGTTGAATTGTAATACCTTGTATTCTAGATTTACCCATTTCCATTCACCTCACTTTAGAAAGAATCAAAGTCATTTTGTTGCGCTGGCCTAGTTTTATTTTTAATTCGGTTAGAATCATTTGCATCTAACCATTCCTCAAAGAAATCTAAACACATCCCAATAGACATTGTTTCTAAGTCCTCACTGTCTAACCCTGTTCTTTTGCATAATAAAAGAAACGACTCTACTGTGATTAATTCATCACTAGCAGAAGCCGTTTCATCCATTACTTTTTTTCAGTTTTAATAGAGTGGGACAATAATTCTTGAATTTCTGGCATGATTTCAGCAAGTGGAAATACTTCAAACTGATCTAGCCAAGTCAAAGGATCCGGAATTGAATTATCTGCACTTTTTGCTAAAACCCAAACAATATCATAAAGTACATCAAAATCGAGTAATTTTAATGAATCATAACTCAATTGAGACAAATCAACCTCTCGTTCCTCCCCCTCGCTTTCCTCTAAATTATTTAATGGTTCAAATACCTTAGCGAATTTTAGAAGTTCTGCAAAGTAATCACGGCCAAACTGAATTTTAAAACGTTTTGGTGTTGCTGCAGTTGATTTTAAGCGTACTTGTTTATCAGCAATTGTAATTGTTTTTTCCAATGATTACCCCTCCTATGCTCCTGGAATTGTTACTGCTTTTTTTTGATAAACTGATTGGAACCAGCTATTATAAATAGCATCTAACGTGCTCGTAGTTGTTTTTGTTTTAACATGATTATCAGTAATACGTGGGCTAGAAATAAACGATAATTCATTTGTATTCGGCTCTTTTGAATTAGTCGTTGTTGATGATCCTACTGTTGGACGATTAGCTGTACAACTATATAAAGCATGTCGAACTGCTTTTTCGTCACCATCAAATTCAAATAGCAACGCAAAGGGTTTAAATTCAACTCCACTAACTTCATTAATTACTTTATCATCTGCATCTAATACCTCTGATAAGCATGCGATTGCAAATGCTTCGGGAATATTTGCAATTGTAAGCGTGCCATCGTACCCTTGATTATTTGGAGCTGAGTAATACAAAATATTATCTGCATAAAATTCTGTCATATCTCCACGTGGTTCAAGTGCTAATTCTACTGATCCAGGAATTGGAATTGGTGTATCATAAACAATTGCTCCTGATTCTTCTACTTCAAATGTTGCAAAATGTGCATTTCTTAAACCAAAATTCACTTTATTTTCTTTTCCCATTTTAAATTAACCCCATTTCATATGATTTTAAAAAGAGCTTTTCAGAATCTATCCAACTTTCTACTGATTCGTAAGAAATTGAATGTTCATCTAAAAGCTCTTCTAGTTTTTCTTCTGCTGCTAAATCTTTAATACTGGTATAAAGTTCAACTGTGACATTGCTTCCTTTTACATATGCCAAATTATCAGCGAAAAAATTATCCGAACCCTCAACATAAAATAAAATATACGGGGGATCTGGAACCTTAACTTTATCTGTAGAAAGCCAATGTGAATAAGCAACCGGATATCCTGTTAAAGTTAGAATTTGATTCAATTCTGTTAGTGTCATCCTCGAATCATCCTTTCAGTTTCAGCAATAAATTTTTCTACTGCTCGCTCTTCCACTGGCCCGATATGAGGTTGTGGAGTTGAACGACCACCATTTCTTAATGCATGACTATTTTCTAGTAAATGCGTTAACTGATAATCTGTAGAATTATAAACAACTCTTGCTGTTCCTACTTTTTTAACTTTCCATCCTTTGGCATAACTTCCCTTGTACTTAGGACTAGTTGCCTTTAATTCTTCAACAGCTTCTTTTGATATTTCTTCTTTTTTTTGCTCTAATCCTTGTTCAATTTCTTTTGTGTATTGTGACAAGGTCTTTGCAATTTCATTAGATAGAGCATTTGAGTTAATCGCCATCAGTATCAGCCCCTTTGCCTATTTTAGGCTCGCAGGTTAGCTCGATTTCTTCAAATGAAGGTTCATACGTTTTAATCACTTCATAGCGTGTACCCTCAAAGATAAGGGCTGTTTGACCAGAATATTCATAGGTATGGATGGTTAATAGCAGTGTTGGTTTTAATCCGTTTGCATTGGCTGCATAAAATTCAGACCGACTAATAGATTTTTTGCTACACAAAATAACGCTAACCTCTTCAATTGGAATTTGATTACCTAAAACATCACTACCTATTCCAATGCTAATTAACGTTACTTCATTATCATAGGTCGTCATTCAGAACCACCACCAGAATGAATATAAATATCGTGAAGCCTTTTTTGTAAGTTTCTTGGCATTGGATCATTCTTAAATTTGTACCGCCATGCTGAATAATCCACTACAAACATTAAATGGCTACTATTTTCTTCATCTAAAACAATGCCCTTTTCATCTTGTAGCTCTTGCTTTATTCCTTTGATAATAGCAGTTAAATAGGTATCTCTAACTGCTGTAGAGATACCTAAACTTGCTTTTACCAACGGTAAGGCTTTTTCGTCCATCAGGCTTCACCGTCCTTGATTTCCTCAATAACTGGTTCGCCAATTTTATTTTTTTCTGTTGCTAGTTTTTCTGCTCTTACTTTTTTAACCTTACCTTGCCGAGGATAAGAATCCCCGACCCGATAAATGTGGTTGCCATCTTCAAGATCTTTAAAATCTTTAATTACTTTAAAAGTCATTTGTAACATCCTCCTTTTAAACTTCTGGAACTACAACATCATCTTCTAAGGTAACTTCAACAAACGCTTCTGGAATAACTGGTTTACCATCGTAGCGACCAACACCACGAATAGCTGTTTGATACTCACGGAAACGGTAATCAGTAGAAGAATCAATACGAGTTGAAGCACGTTCTACTAAGGTATATTTATCAAATACACCCAATAATAATTTGTTTTGTGGAATGTAGTTATTAAACTCTACTCGTAGACCTAAGAAATTAGGTTGTGCTAAATTAGGCAATTGCACTACATCTTGACCCGCTGAATTAACGTGCAATGTTAACGCTGCTAATCGGCGGTAATAAGTTTGACGGTGCATTACAAGGATGATTTCGCCAGTTGCATCTTCTCCTGTGTCAATTAAAGCTAAATGTGGAATGATATCCGCATAGTTTGCTTTAGCTGTAACTTTGTTTTCAGCTGGAATTGCTGGCAAAATTCCTTCTGGTTGTTTACCTGTAGCACCAGTTCCGACTGCAATAGCTTTATCAAGACCTTTTGCAATTGAACGAGCAATACGATTTGTTAAATAATCATCTAAATTGATGATTGGTTGTGAATCTTCCAGTAATGAGTTATCAATATAAACGATTCGACCAATTAAAAAACCGTCAAACTCAACTGCAGTTAATTCTGAATCATCTTTTTCTGGTAAATTAACATTTCGTTGTTCCATCCATGTTGCTTCTTGTGTATCAACATCAAGAATTAATTTTAATCGACCTTGTGCAACAACAACATCAACTAATGGATAAAGTGTAGTGAAATCGCCAATACGTTCACGAATACGATTCATGATTAAATCTGGAATCGCTAGCTCGTTTCGTCCTTCACCTTCTGGTAATACATTACCATTAGCACGTTTTTGACTTAATTTAGATCGTAATTCTTTATAGAAATCTAATACCTCACGTGTGAAATATGTTTCCCCTAATTCTCGTGTTCTTTTTTGAAATGCTCCTTTTTTCATTGATCTTGTTCCTCCCTCTTTGTTTGGTTCTGCTGGATCAGCATTACCTGGTTCGTTATCTTCTAACGCTGCTAATTCATCTTCTAGTTCTGTAATTTGTTCTTCTAACTTAGTCGCTTCATCTTCAGCTGCAGTTTTTTCTTTTTCTAACTGGTTAATTTCATCTTCAACGGCTGCAATTTCATCATCCGTTTCAGCTTCAGTTAAAGCCGTTTCTAAAGAATCATCACGCGTTTTAAATCCTGTTCTTTTTTCGTTTAAGCTTTTTAATAATTTTTGACGTTGTTCAATCTTCTTATTTATCATTAATTGTTTTAGTGCCATTTCTCAATCGCTCCCTTAGTTGTTGTTTTTTTTGATCTAATCTTTTTTTCTCAAATTTTGAATAATCTTTTTTTCTAGCTTCAACTGCTGTATCTTCATAAGCTGGAAACGTCACAACTGAAACCTCGTGTAATTCAACTTCTGTCAACGTCCACTTAATCGTACCGTCATCTCTAAAATCTTCTTTTTGTTGGATGACATTAAAACCTATACTGCACTGGTCCACGTCTCCACGTTTTACACGCTCATACAAGTTTGTTGCATCTGAATCATTTTCATTGATGATAATACGACCGTATAAACCTTTACTGTCAACTTTTAAAGTTAGGCTTCCAGACTTGGTTCGTCCTAACACCATTGCTGTATCGTGGTTAATTAGCCCTCGAATATCATCGCTTAAAGTATCAAATGCTCCTGGAACAATTTCTTCAAATGCCCCTTTCCATAATTCAGTTTCGGAATTAAAAACAGCAAAATAACCTTCAATAATTTTTTCGCCTTCACTTTCGCCCTCTGCCCTGGTGGATAGTTGGCTTGTGTAACTTCTTGTTTGCCATTTTTTCATTAGCTCTCACCACCCTTCAATTTGTTTTGCTCGCCAATCATTCCAACTGGTATAAAGTTTTCTAATATGACTAACTCGTCTAGACCTGGTTTAGGTTCTTTACCTATCATGTCTAAAACATCATTTCCGGTTAGAACACCACGAATATATCCGTCAAATCCAATCTTGGCTAAAGTATCAATATCATACGAATACAACGAATGAATATTGCATTTAAAAAATAAATTGGGATCTAACAATAAATCTCTTGTTAATGTTTGTTCGATAGTTTTAGCAATCGATAAAATTTTCGTACCGATAAAATTGTTGTATTCTTTTTCGTCATAATCACCAACACCCAGAAAAAAAGCCGGAACCCCAATGATCCCTGCTACTGTTTTTTTATCCAATTCAACTGCATCATTAATAGCTAAATCATTTAGACTTAGCGGTTTTACCTGTTCAATATCAATTAAATCTGCTGGAATAATCCAGGGCTTCCCAGCGCCTGATCTATTCAAATACATATTTTCTATTGTTTGACGACCTTCTTCACTAGAAAATTCTTCCGTTAAACCATCCACTTTTACAATTAAGCTAGGCATGTATTTACCGCCCATAAAGGCTTTTTTAGTTGCAGTTGCTTGTCTTAAATTTGCTGTTAAATCAGATAATTGAACACGATAGCCTGTACCCATGTATGGTTCTTCGGGATCTGGATTGATAATAAAATGAATCAATTCATCTGGTTCATAGGTTTTTAACCCATACCGAATCAAATAACTATTATCAGCCTTATGAAAACTAATTTTAGAAGGTTCTAGCGGTTTTAATTCATCAATCAATCCATCTTTCATGATCGGATAAACTACTGCATTTCCATCACCATAAAGTAATAAATTAGTTACAATATTTTGAACCCATGACTTCCTAGTCATTAATGAGTAGGGGTTAATGTCTATCTTTCTAGACAATCCATTCTTCACTCTCACATCGCCTGCTTCTGTATTCTGCTTCAAGTGAATGGTCATATTTGAAACTAAATCAGCTATTTTATCAACAGCTATTCGCACCTCTGGATTATCAGACAATCTCGTATAACCTGGTACTAATAAATCATATGCATCTTGTGTAGAAAAAAATCCAACTTGATTATCAAGTGGTGTTGCTTCTCTCTTTTGAAAATTTGGGATACTTGAATTATTTCTACCTAAAAAATTAACTTGGGCCATTTATTTATTGCACCTCCCTTCAAGTTGTTTTATCTAGGAATCCAGAAGCATTGCTTCCTTTTCCTAAATCTTCTAGCATTTGGCAGCAACTAAATACACCAGCATCAAATAAATCAATCCTATGCACACCACCATCACCATCTACTTTTTCATATTGAATCATGTCATCTGTTTTTTCTATCGCTCTAACATTTTGAACACAATACTCAAACGCTTCTGAATGAACATAATAGAGATTTCTATTTTTAGCTTTGACTTCAATATGTCTAAATCCTTCTGATTTGATATAAAAATATTGTGGTTGGTCATTAATTTTAAATCCTGCCTTTTTCATTTTTAAGAAGAACTCACGACCAAACTTTTTATCAAATCCAACTTTTCTAATTTTAAAACCTAGTTTTTTCATTTTGATAAACCAGTTTACGATATCATCTGGCAACACTGTAGGTGTATTACTCATTGTTAACCAACCATCTTGTTGCCACCCAAACAAAGGAATACCATCTTCTTCTGCTTTTTCAAGGGCTTTGACAACTGGGAAAAATGCATGTGTAATACAAATATCTACTTCTTGTGGTCCTTCTTTAGTTTTGTACTTATACGTTCCATAAAGCGCTGCTGCAGTTAAATCATGTAATTTGGATAAATCAGCTCCGCCATACCATGTGATAGGTAGCTTGGCTAATTCTTCCAACGTCCAAGAATATTTTTTATCAGAGCTACGGAACTCTTGAATATCAAAATAAGCTCTCATTGAGTTTGTAAATACATTTAAAGTTTTATTCAAATACTCACTTCTAAGTTGTGGCTCATTCATGGCTTGCCTTGCATCATCTAGAAGTTCGTCCATCATTACGGTTATTCCTAAACTTGGGGTACATTGTTCTAAAATGTATGGATCGTCAATTGTAGTTGGTTTTCCATCTTTGCCTAATATTTCGCCATCTTCATTTTGATTTACTTTACAAATGAAAATGAAATAGGAATCATAAGCCTTATCATTAAGGGTCCCATTTAAAACTTTCTGCAATGTTTTTAATCGATTCGCTAAAAAGCCATCAGGGACATCACCAGCGGTAGATATTCCTAACAGCAATTTATTTCGATAGGCTTTCATTGCATTTTTCATGAGTGTATATTTTTTTGCACCTGCACGTTTCCAACTATGAATTTCATCTAAAATCAAGCTGTTTCCATTCAGTGAATCTATTTTGTCGTCTTGGTTAGCAATTGCATATATCTCACTTGAACCATCGCCAAATTCAATATAAATACTGTGCTCTTGATTGTTGTCTCTTATTCTTAACTTATCAACATCTGCCTTTAACGGCTTGATATTGTCTACTAGGAAAGAAAAACTTTCAAGGGTTTGCTTAATCGAATTGGCAACAATATAAGCTTTTGCACCCGACTTTCTATCAAGTACATTTTTCGCATGAGTTAATGCTGAAGCAAAAGCAGTTTTTCCTTGTTTCCTAGGTAAAAAAATAAGCGCTTCATTATAGCGCCTAATGTCTTTGTTCTTTTCAAAAAATCCAAACAAGTTTATACATACAAATTTTTGCCACGGTGCTAAAATTAAAGGCTTGCCTTTATATGAATTACCTTCTTTATCTTCACCCTGTACATGATGAATCGTACCTTCAATAAATCCAATAACAAAATCAAATTGCTCTTGTTTGAAATCTAAGTCATCTCGTTTTAGGTCATTAAGAAATCTTTGACAAGCTTGCACCTGTTCATCATTTGCAATTTTCCTTCCAGACACTAAGGATTCAGCAAATTCTAGCGCAACTTTGAAATTAACAGAATTAATATGCGAAATATCCATACTATCACTGTCCCGAATTCTTTATAAAGGCTGAAAATGCCGATTCTTTTTTATCCTTATTTCCTTGTGCTCCATCAGTCTGGTTTGATTTTGCATTCAACATCAATTTATCAGAATAGGTTCCAATATCTTTCCTTAGAGTTTCAAGGCTTGCAAAAATAGGCGACTTTTTACCACCACTTTTTTCAGTTTCAATTGAAATTTCAAATCCCGACCGTTCAAATTCTCGACTTAAATAATTGTACTGATAGAGCATATCAACAAAAACATCGATCACTTGATTGTATTGAGTTTTATACGTTCCTAGCTCTTTCATATAATTAATTGTTCTTCGCTTAATCGTATCTTTTTGTGGAATATTTTTTGCCATCTTTGTTCACCTACTTTCTAAGGAAAAAATATTTTCAGAATCTCGTCACATTTGGAAACACCTCCTTACACTGGTGTCCTAAAGTTAAAATTTTAAAATTAAATTGAGGGGGGGATGCTTTTAAAATAGCTTTCCTCAAACTTTTTAAGTTGTTTTACATTACTATAAACTAACTTAACCTTACCTTTCAGCAGTTTATCCAATGAACAAATTGTTTCGTTAAACATATCTAAGTTTGTGGAAGTTAAATAGATTGATATACTTACCGGACCAATCGTATCACCCCAATTTATATTTTGTTTTGTTTCTAAAGAACAATCCACTTCACCACAAGATGCTTCATCTACTTCTTGTTTTATTTTATTCTGGTAGTTACCCTCAAACCCTGCTGTTACTTCTAGTTCAATCTTAGCTTCATACATTTTCTTTCTCCTCCTTCAATCGATAGTATTCTTCAAACTGTGGTCTTACTCTTTCCTGCCACTCTTTGCCTAGCGCTGTGATACTGTTGTTCGTTCTGTCATGCATTCGGCCATGTTGCTTATTAGTTAGTGATATTAAGTTCCAGTTAACTAAGGCTAACTCTGGATACTCTGACAACGGATAGATATGATGAACTGTTTCAGCAAGTTTACTTGGACCATATCGCTTAGTCTGTTTGCACTCATAGTCATCACGCCTAAAAATCACTTCACGCTTACGCAGCCACTTCTTAGTTTTATAAAATGGATTAATATACTTAGCCATTCTATAACCTCCAACTACCTTTTAAATTCAATTCAATGTCTTCATCAGATAAAAATTTAACAACCTCAGATAGGTTGATTGTTGCATTGGCTCCGTGTACCATTTTGACTAATTCACAATACTCAGTTATCCACTCAGCAGGAATTGTTTTTGATGCTTCAATATAATAATCAATCGCTTCTTCAATCGCTGAAAGTCTTTGTCTATTGTGTATGTGTCTTGGTATCAATCCAATTGGTGGCTTATCTGCCATCGCTATCACTCCCTTTATAGTTTAATTCTGCAACTGACATTGATGTCGGTCACAAATATGTAATGCCGTAGCCTGTTGACGAGCTACGGCTTAAAATAGTTATGTCCACTAAATTAGAACTCTGATATAATTAATTAATCAGCGAGTGGTCCGCTGATTAATTATAAAAAGTGAGGTGATATCAATGAATAATGGATTTAAAGATTTGGAAAAACAATTAACTAAAATGTCTAAAGCTGCTGAAGAATTAAACGGAGAAAACGAAATTCCATTTAATGATTTATTTACAGCTAACTTCATTTCTACTAATACTGACTTTCCGACTATGGAAGCTTTCGAGAAAGCCAGTGGTCTTGATTTTAGCAACCAAGAAACTTTTGAGGCTATTGACGAGAATGCATTAGATACCTTTGTTTCTGAAAATTCTAAATTTGATTCTTGGGAAGATATGTTGGGTAACGCAAGCGAATCATGGCTTTCTAATAAACTTGGGTTATAACATCCGGTTTAAAAGTTTCTAGCTCATCTAATTTTTCTGTTAGCTGCTCGACTAAGCTCAACGCTTCGTTGAGTAGCTTTTTTAATTCATTTAAATTTTTCACTTGTAAATTAGCACTAATATCATTATTTTCCATATCTCCACCTCCTAATTTTATGTATACAAAAAAGACACTCGATTGAGTGCCGTTGTTAGTTAACTTCCCATTCTTCAACGCAGTATGCATAACTTTCAAACTCATCTGATGAGTCATAGTACATACCTTCTCTTAATTTCTTAAAGCCGTTACTTCTAATAAACTTCAGAGCATCAATTTTATTCATAAATACTTTCTGAACGCACGGGTCCCACTCTATTGAGTCGTAACCCGTTACAGCATACACAACGTTTTTAGTTTCGCTCATTTTAATCAGCGCTCCTTTACTATTCCATCATTACCTTTCAAAACTTGGTACAATACTTTGCTGTGCGAACTGGTATTCTTTAACATATAAAAAGCTCACAACCTCCGTGTAAAGGCTGCGAGCTTTTATCTTCTTTCCTCAACTAACAATATCAACATAAGATAGTATCTCAGGCTAACTTATGTACAGATAGAGTAGCAAATCTCTTCACTACTCCACAATACAATTTTACACCATTTTTACTCGCCAAAACTGCACTCTTTTTAAAATTGAACGATTAATCCTTTTTCAATCATCTGATCGTAAATATCCATTACAACCTTGTCACGTATCTTATAACAGGCTCTTTCTGAATAACAAGAATGCATACTAACCCAAGCCCATGTAATATTTTTTCTTTTACTCCAATACCTTAACTCGATTATTTTCCTATGCTCTTCTGGTAAATTATCTATTACTTTTGTGAGTATACTATCAACTGCTTTGATATGCTTCAACTGTAAATCATCGCTAACTATCAATGCCATCTTTTCGGTAGTATTAGAAATGAATCCACCAGAACTTCCACCAATATTCTGATCTACATCTTCACGATATGGAGCCATTAGCTCATTCACTCTTTTATTAATGATTTGTTCAATATAGCGGTGTTTTCGTATTAGGTCCTCAATATATTTAAAATTACTTTTTTTCAAACAACGCCACTCCTTCATTACTCATTTTACTTAGGTTTACTTTCAAGAAACGCCTTCTTCACTAAGAATAATGTTTTCCGCTCTTTGATTAGTCGTCTCTTTTTAAAAATGTTTAAAGCTTTGCCGATTTCTTCGGTATACCTATCTATATCTTCATTTATCTTATCCTCTGCTTTTCGATACTCAATTAATTCTGTCATAGAATCTAACCATTGGTCGTGCGTATCATAACACTGCAACCTCCAAAATTCACTTTGCTGTTTAAAATGGGCCTCTGACATTTCCAAGATTCTAGTATCTTTAATCTTTTCTTTCAAAAGAATATTCTCTACAGCTAACTTTTCAACATCTGCCCACTTCTTTACAATTCGCTTTTTAGTCATTGTCGTAAACCTCCTTGTAATTTAAAACCCAATGGATCAGTGTAGCTAATCCGAATATACCTAGAGACGACAATAAGAAGGTGAAATATACACCCATCACTTTAAATAAGCAGTATCCAATAAAAAACACGATCACAATCATTCCTGTTACGATAAAGCCGTACTTCATTGATTCAATATATTTATTTTTCATTTTCTTCCTCCTTGTCATTAAAAACATCCAACGAACCTTCTTTTTTAGGTAAAATAATAGTGAAATCATTTACGTTTACTTCAATCTCATACTCTCCATTTTTATTGAGACCACCAATCAATATAATCGCCTGTTCATCCTTATAAGGTTGAATTACTTTGAATTCCTCATCTTTAAATTTAGTAATTCCCAACTTTTTTTTTACAATATCTAGCACATCGTTATTGGCTAATTTTGATATTTCATTTGACGTTTCTAGTTTGTTCATCCTTATTCTCCTTTACTTGCTCTCTGTAATAGTGAATGGAACAATGCTTTCCGGCATATAATTAACTTCGTATTTATATTGATTGACTGCAGCACCTTCTAAATCTTCAACAATATACATATTCCACTCGGTTAAATTAACAAGGTGCTTTTTATATACGTCTTTATCCGTTTCTGCTAAAATAACTAGTTTGCTTTCATCGCTTGAATCAACTGAAATTTTTCCAATGACTTCAAACTCAATTTTATCTGTACGTGTATTGATCACTGCTACTCTTCTAATCACGTTAAAGTTATCTGCTTCTTTACTTACGTTGTAAGAAATTTTGTCACTTTGTCTACAGCCTGCTAACCCAAATACAACAACTAATGCCATTACTGCTAATAATTTTTTCATTTTTCGTTTACCTCCACTGGATTCATTTGTACGATATTATTCATATTAAATCTTGTTCCGGTATTATCTGCAACAAACTTAGTGTTTAACATCACTGCCCATGTTTCAAAAGTCTTAGCCCACTCTCCACTTTCAAAATAAGCCACTCTCTTAGCACTATTCACATCAAACATAACAATTTTGTGCGTGTAATTTTTTTCAGTCATTATTTAATCAACTCCTTGATTTCAGCTACAACTCTATTTGTAACGCCTGTGACCGTTGCGCCATATCCATTGTATTTTTCATCTAGCATTTGAAAGAATCCAGTAAACTCCTCTTGGATTTCATCTTCTGTTAATCCATTTATTTCCAAAATAAGCATTTTTTTATTATTATTTTCCATTTTGACTTAACCCCCATTCTGCAAATGCTTGTAATACTTGCAACCGCTCAATATCTGATAGGTTGCGATAAGCCCTAGCTGTTACCTCATTTTTCATCCATCCACCAGTGCAACTTAAAAATGTTAACTCACCAAGCAAGCTATCTACTCCTAAGTTTGTAAGATCTCTTTTCATCCAATCCAGCACAATCTGCTGATTCTTATTTAATTTAGCCATTCTAAGTCCTCCATATCAACGTTTTTTACTTTTTACAACTTTATTACAATAATCGGCTGTTTTTTACAACCAGCGCAACTTTGCTCTCGTTAAACTTAATTTGTACCAAAGCTTGCGATATCTGGCCAAAGGTCCTTTGCTATCTTCTGACACTTTCTACTCCACCATAACGGCTTCATTCCTATAGCTTCAATCTCAGCAATAGGCACGCTATTCTTAATAGCAAAATTAATATACTGAGCTTTGATTACTTCCATTTCTGGAATAAGTGTTACTGGATCAACTGGATAGATTTCCCTTCGTGCCAAGCTCATACTTTTAATGTTCTTAATGTTTTCATGAACCCGTTTAGCGTTGCAAAGATCCTGCTCTGCTATTGGGGTTGTAATTAAGTTACGTTCGCTCATTATTTGCAAGTAGTCATTGTAATTCATCAGAATTCCTCTTTAAAGGTATCTTGATTCCCATAGAAATTGAAATTCAACGATGCTACGTTTCCTTCTCGATTTTTTGCTACAATGATCTTTGTTTTCACTTCTGCTAAATTATCACGATGAATAAAAAATACGGCATTGCTATCTTGTTCAATGGATCCCGAATCTCTTAAATCAGATAGGACAGGTATCTTATCTGAACTTGTCTGGCTACCTTGATTCCGCTTAGCAGCTTCCCTGTTAAGTTGAGAAAATAGAACAATAGGAATTTCTAACTCATTCGTCAACATTTTTAGCATACGCGTAATTTCGCTTATTTGAGCTTGTTTAGGCATGCTTTTGTTCGAGTAATCTATTAACCCTAAATAGTCTATAAAAGCGACATATGGTTTATTTTTCGCTTCCGTGCGTCTTTTTCTAATCATTCTGCAGATACCATCAATACTAAAAACTTTGTCATGTACTCGAATATCTTGTTTTCTAAGATACTCGACTTCACTTAAAATCTTTTCCTTCTCTTTATCCGTAGTAGACGTTTTAGAGTTTTTAATTTTGTAAGAATTAATTTCAGTTAGGCAAGCAACAAATTTATCTAGCATCTGAAGCCTACTCATTTCCAAAGAAAAGTAATCAATCACTAGATTGTCGTTATACTGCATCGCCTGGCAAGCCATATTCACACCAAATGTTGTTTTACCCATAGATGGTCTAGCACCAATCGTAAGCAACACACCGCTCTTTAACCCACCACCTAGAATTGAATCTACGCTTTTATACGTGGTAATACCTGGTTCGGGATCATTATAAAATCTATCCGTTATTTCAGTTAAGGAATCGGAAATAGCTCCATCATCTTTTATTGATTCTGCTTTTCGTAAATCATCTAAAGCATTACCTAACTTATTTAAAGCATATGGTGTCGGGAATGCAGCATACTTGTCTGACAGGCGAATAACTTCTGCTTTCAAAAATTCGACTTTAATATTTTGAATATACTTTTCAGTAAATGCTGAGGTAACAACCTCGCCTTCTAAATCTTCTAGCCATTCATCGGTTATTGTAGTTGCTGGGTTGTGTTCTCTGATAACCACTAGCAACTGATCTAGGTTTTCATAGTCACCACTAATTATTTGCAACACATTTAAAAGCTCTTTGTTTTTGGTTCCAACGAACCACTTCTTATCCACATCTAAATACTTAATTGTGGATGGTTCAAAAATTAGGGATGATAGTAACTCACGTTCATCTTTAAGTGTCATAGCCCCATTTCCTTTCTAGTTTGTTCCCAATCGTTTAGTTCCGGACGGTTAGCAACAGATGCATTAGATGATTCTGAAATCAATTCATCATTCCAACGGTTTTGATTAAACCAAGTAGCAGCCATTGGGATAAATTTAGTTTCTGTTTGACTAGTTTTCCAGTAGCTAATGGCTTTTTTTAGTGCTTCCTCTACAAATTCATAAGTTACTGCATTCTTTCCACTACGAGCTTTTACATAGTTTTTTAATGCTGTTACTTTATTACCCTGTTTCTTAGGATGCATGGACCATAATTGTTCAAATTCTTTTGAACATATATTCTTAGTAGAAGTCTTAGTGAAGTCTAAGGTATTGGTGTGGTCATTTTGACCTCTTCCATTTGGACATTCTGTCCCTCTCGTGTGGTCATTTTGACCATATGGTGTGGACATTAGATTTTCGTACTGACTTAACTTAAAATAATCAATAGAATACCAAACAGTTTTATCAAATCCAGCTTTGTTGTAATTTCCAGTTATTAATAATTCTTTATTTTTTAAAGATGAAATAGCCCTTTGAATAGTCTTTTGTGACCAAAAAGGAAACTGATTATTTAGTTCCTTTAAAGTGTTATAAACCCAATATCTTTCATCTTTAAAATTAGTTTTTTTATTAATCCAATAATGAATTTGCTGAAGCACAATTGCTTCATTCAATCCAATAGCATTTGCCAATTTCGGTAGCACTTGTATTGGATAATCATCTATTAGTAATTTACTCACTTAATTCAACTCTCTTCCTAAATGCTTAATAACCATTAAGCTAATTCTTCAAAATTGTTTTTTTCTAACTCCTTTATTCGTTCAACATTTTCATTGAAAACAAGAGCTGTTTTTTCTGAAAAATCACCTGGAAGAACATAGTTGCTCCCATTCTTGCAAATTCGATTTGTATGAACAAGGTAGTCTCTTGTGCTATGACCTAAAGAAAGATGTACCGTCCAAGTCAAAGCATCCCATTTATTGGATGAAAAACCTGTTAGTTGATGGAAATTGGCACAAATTTGTTCGTACCACGTCCCTGTTTCTTCGTTAAAGTAACCACGTAAATTATCAAGATGTTCGTTGCGTTCATCTCTTTTAGGTGCAAATAACACCTTCTGAATTTCTCGATTAGCACATAATAAATCATTATTTACTTTTTCCATTGCTTTTATTGCAACTCGACTTTGAGGTGTATCTCCTTCTTCAAAAGTTTCTATAATGTCTACAAGAGTATTGGCTGCATCTACAATCTGATCACTTGTATCTCCTAATAGTTTTTCATTGTTGTTTAATAGACTAATTTCATCCATTTACTGCACACTCCTTTTCAATGCTTTCTAAATCTTGAAAGAACCTTGAATAATAAACATTTTTAATCTGCCACATTACACTTTCAATTGGAAAATTATAAGTTATATTAATTAGTGTTTCTTCATCTACAGCCATAAAAAAAGGAAATAAATCTGTTGTATCATTAGTGACACATAATAATAATTCATCTATCTTCAAATCATCAAAATTAATGATTAACTCTTTAATTCGAATATATTCCGCTGGGAAGCCTTTACTTAAAAACTCATAGCTTGCAATAAAATGTGTTGCAGAATCCCTCAAATTTTCGATTTTAGTTAAAATTGAAATAACCGTTTCTCCAAGTTCCTTTTGATTTTCAGCTTTACAAAAAGCTCCAAACCTTACATATGATTCGTTATCAACCTTTGGATTCGTAGATGAAATAATAAGAGTTTGTGCTTTTTCTGAATAACTTCTAGAATAAATAGTTGTCATTATAATCCTTCTTCCTAATTAGTTTTTTTACTGCCTTATTTGCGTTTTAAACCTAATTAGGGTAAACTATGGGTAAATATTCATTGGACATGATTTATTTACCCTTCACGCATTAGTACGTCAATACTATGCGTGTTTTTATTTACCCTCATCCATCTTTACAGCTCCTTTAATAGGTGCTTAATACAAAGACTAAGAATCATTGTTAAAGCACAACCTGTAATAATTCCTACTACATAATTAACCATTTAAAATCCTTTCTTTTGCATCCAGTCAATAAACTGGATCATACTACCTAACACAATTACAATGGTTACTAAAATAGTGATTTCTAACATAGTTTTCCTACCTTATCCACTAGCCCGCCCGACTAATTTTTGAATTTGTATTTTGCGATGAAATCATCTAAATCTTTGATACTGTAAAGCTTAATTGCTTTTATCTTGCTGTAATTTAAACCTAGTTTCTCCCATCTAAGAAGTGTATCAATAGATACATCGGCATACTCTGCAGCATTTTCTGGCTGTAATGCACCTCTAGGATTTAATTTCTTTTCAATTGCTGTATCAATCAAATTGAGAATACTTTGTGCCATTTCTTCCTGTACTTCTTGATTAAAAATTGAGTTTTGCAAGATTATCACTCCTTTTTATCAAGGTTTCCCATGTACTTCATATACCCTGTAATAGCTTCTTGAGCTTGTTCTTTTGAATATCCAGCAATTTGATGTGCCGTTTGTAATGTGGTTTTAAAATTTATTATCGATCTTTCGTTAGCCTCTTCGGCATCATTTAACGCTCTTCTTGCTTCGTTTAGCAATGAAGCTCTTTCTTTTTCAAAAGCTTTTAAATTAGATTTTAACGCTGTATTTTCTATCGTTAGATATAATGCGATACATAATAATAAAAACAGTATTAGATACATTCTTCTTCCTCCAAAGGTTCAATTTGTTTTTGCAATTCAATTGCCGTTTCAATATTCTTTTTAATTGAATTGAGTCTATCTAATGTAGACTGGTTGTTATCTTGTAAGAATCTAACCAATACAGTCCCATCTTTCTTAAAATCGTGTTGAATTTGCTTACCGTTCGTAAAATATTGCTGATAATAAAACCCGCCTTCGGTATTTTCCATACGGTGACCAATATCAAGCATTTCTTCACCCTTTAAAAATTCAGATAAAGTCTGATCGTCACATACGCTAAGAATCGAGGATTGATTAGTTACTGCATCAAGCGTCCATTCAGCAAGCCCTAATTCTTTTTCTTGTTCTAGATACAATTTATCAAGTTTGTTATTCTCATTTTTCATTATTCTTCCCCCACTAATTCAATTTGTTCTGCTAACGTAATTGTTGCTGTTGATGGTTTCCAATTAGTAATAAAACTATCCACTGCATCAAACTGCTTTTGCTTTAACTTAGACCTTGTTTTCACACCAGTAATTTCATGGATTCCTTTGTTAATGTCTTTGTAAAATAAATCAACTTGTTTCTTATGCTTGTTGAAACGTTTAATTTCTAATTCCAGGAACACGGCTTTATTAATCCGTCTTGTTAAATATCCATAATCCCCTGGATCAATAGTTACGTTTTCTTCTAACTCGGTTACTCTTTCTACCACTTGGTCCACTTTTTTATCTGTATTTTTCTGTGCTGCAAATGTTAACTCTAAAACTTCCATTGGATCAGTCGGTATTTTGAATTGTTTATGCTCTTTTTCTACTTTGATGAAATACTGACGAGCTTGTTTCCCTTTTTCGCTTCTTTGGATCATTGAAATTTCTTTTGCCATATCTAAACTTAAAGCATGGTCAACTGTTGGACGTCCACCTTGAGGTTTTACTCTTTTTTCAGTAAAACTAATAAAATCAACGTTTTCAGTAAATCCGTACTGAATCATATCCACAAACCAATCGTTGTATCTCGTTTTCACTTCTAAAAATTCATGCAAATCTCTACCATGTACTAGTTGTTCCCCTTTTAAATTTGTTGTTACTTTAATTAATTCTTTCATTTTTATTTTCCTCCTATCTAATTTTAAAATCTGAAATAATCCGAATAATTGTTTTGTTCCCCTTCGGTGTAATTTTTCGACCACCTAAATAGTCAGCCATATCTTGCTTATGAATCCCATAAAGAACTGCAAGATCACCAATAGAAATACTGTTTTCTTCTAAATAGCTGATTATCTTATCTCTAGCTGCTAATGTATCTGGCATGTAATAACCTCCTTGATTAATTTCGTAAGCTATTTTGTTAGCTGATTTGATAAAATTAGTTGACTTTTTTATGCGAATAGTTTAACATATAAACATAGCTAAATAAGACATAAGTCCCTGTTAAAACCCTTCTCTTAAACGTTCCCCAACGATTTTAAGGTAATCTAACCAACTAGGATTCTATTTATTTGGCTACTAAAATAGCTTACACTAAGTATATTAAACTATATGCATAAAATAGTCAACTATTTTTACACTTAAAGTTTAATTTTGTTTAGTCAGCATAAAAGGATGGTTGTTATGACAACGTTTGATAGGATGAAAAAATTATGTAATGACAGGAAAATATCAATCAATGATTTAGAAAATGCTTTAGGATATTCAAAAAACACCCTATATCGACTAAAAACACAAACACCTGGAGCAGATAAGTTAAAAAAAATCGCTGAATATTTTGATGTTTCTGTTGACTATTTATTAGGTCTTACAGATAATCCTAATCGTATTTCACAACCGGCAACAGAAGGAAATGGTTTTTTGCGTATTGATTTATCTGGCGTGCCTGAAGAGGATAAAGATACTGTGGTGGAACAATTAGAAACTTTCAAAAACTTTCTAATTAGTGAAACTGCTAAGGAGGCTGAACGAAGAAAGAATGGGAATAATAATTGATTACGATGCCTACGATGAGGCTTCTGCAGAGGTTTATAAAGCAATTGAAATAGTAGCAAAATATTATAATTTAGAATTAGTTCAACTAAAGTGGAGTCATTTTTATAATTTCACGAAGGATGTCCTCCAAGTTCATTTTGTTAAATATCCTTTAAAGACGGAGCTAAGTAAAATTTTTTCTGGTTGTATAATTCCATTAGAAGGTATTATTACAATTGCTTACAATACGAATGTAAGCCTACCTAGAAGATTTTTTACGATTTGTCATGAAATTACACATCGCTTTTGTGACATGGAAGATATTCAAAAAACTAGAGGTTTTGAAGATTATTTAGAAATTTCCTCAATTGATCCTAAAGAAGATTTTATAGAATACAGAGCGAATGTAGGCGCAAGTTTACTTATGTGTAACAATGAGGCTCTTGCAATTCAATTAGCATCTGGCAGGAATTTTTTTCAAATTGCAGAATTCTTTTATATGTCACAAGCTGCTATGTATAATAGGTTAATTGAGTTTTCTGTGTACCAAATAGGAATTAACCCCTATCAGTCAAAAGAAATTGTGGGCAAGTTTACTAACGGGAATGCAAATATCTTTAATACTGAGGTAAGAAGTAGTTCTTATGTTGCTTCGAAATTAGATAACATACTTTCTAACCCAAAAATTGATAGATCAACTATTGGACTTCGCAGAATTGTATAGTAAAAAAGCTCTAGAAATGCTGGAACATTCCTAGAACCTGTGTATCACCTTGGAGAGGTATAAAAATATTATATCATAAAGGAGATTTAAAATGAAAAAAAGTATTATTTTTGGAGTCCTAATAGTTATGATAATTTCATTTGCTACAACTTTTTATTTTCAACATCAAGCCTTTTCAGAACAAAAAACAACTATGAAATCAAATTTTGCTAAACAACAAAAAAAGTCTGATAAGCAGTTAAAAGAATTACAGAATAAGAATGCCGAGTTAGAAAAAACTATTAAAACTAATGACGAAAAAACAAACGCACTACAAAGTGAATTAGATAGTGTTAAAGCTGAAAAAGAACAAACTGTTGCTACTAGTCAAAAAACTGCAGAAGCACCCGTAGAAAAAAATAATGATACAGTTGCGCCACAAACTCAACAAGAAGAAGCTATTGCTCCAGTAGTTGAAAATACTAAAGAAAAAACTAATGCTTCTGGCCAAACTTACCAAGAACGTGGTGCTGAGTTGAAAAGTAAAGTTGATTCTGGTGAGCTTAAGCCAAGAGAGTTATTCGATATATTAGATTCAGAATTTCCACAATAATAATTTAACGAAATAAAGGAGTGATTCAACTTGGAAAAGCGAGGCCAAAATATAATTTTTTGCAATAATTGTGGAAACAACACTATAAAGCCAAAAGGTAGTTTTGGCAATACTATACTTTTAACCGGTTTTTCCATGATATTGGTGGGAATTTTCATACCTTTTTTAGGATGGTTTTTAATGATTCCTATAGGATTTATCGTTTTGCTTTCTTCATTCATTATATTAGCGTTTGAAAAGAAAAAAACAGTACAATGTCAATCATGTAAACATAAATTCAACGTCTCCAAAGAAACTATTATAGAGTATAAACAATCTATTAAATAAAAAAGAACACTCCACCGCCGGCAAGCTAGTGAGTGTTCAACCAAAAATCACCTAATTTAATAGGCTTCTTTTTCATACATAATTTTACCACAACCCCTATACATAAGAAAGGAGGAAAACAGCCATTAATCCTATTGCCCGCCCGCAAAGGAGATAATTAAAATGGCAACTATTAAAAAATATGCTAAAAAAGATGGATCAGTTGGATATATGACTAATTTATATCTTGGTGTTGATCAAAGTACAGGAAAGAAAAAACGTACTACTTTAAGAGCAAATACTCAAAGAGAATTAAAACTTAAAATAGCACGATTAGAATTAGATATTGAAGAAAATGGCATAAAAGAAAAACCATCTAATTTAACTTTTAAGGAAGTCTACGATATTTGGTTACCTTATTACAAAGCTACTGTAAAAGAAAGCACATACGCATTTACTCTAGGTTTATTTGATACACATATCATACCTTCAATGGGAAATATGAGACTAAATAAATTAACTATTTTAGATTGTCAAAAACTAATTAACAACTGGTTTAAAGTAATACCTAATCGCTATAAAAGAGTGAAAAATAATGCGATACGTGTGATAGATTATGCGGTTTCTTTGTCTATTGTAAATGATAATCCAATGAAAAAAGTGATTCTTCCTATTGCTCCACAGCAAATAATCGAAAAAACTCCCGAAAACTTTTATGATAAAGAAGAACTCAAAAAGTTTTTAGAAGCTGCAAAAAACTATAATCAACAAGCTTATGTATTCTTTAGAGTATTAGCTTTTACTGGACTTAGAAAAGGTGAAGCATATGCTCTTACATGGGACGATTTGGACTTAAATAAATGCGAGCTTACAGTGAACAAGACTTTAGCACGTGGGCTTAAAGGTCGATTACTAATTCAAGCACCAAAAACTAAAAGTGGCCATAGAACAATTTCTATTGATGATAAGACAATACTTGATTTAAAGCAGTGGAAAAATTTACAAAAGCAAAATATGTTAAAGCTTGGTATTAATCTTAATGATAAATCGACTCAACTTATTTTTGGCAATCTTAAAAATGGATTACCCCAACCTAATGCTTGCACAGAATGGTTGGAAGCTATCTATAAAAAAATAGAGCTAAAAAAAATAACCCCTCATGGGTTTAGGCACACTCACTGCAGTTTACTGTTTGAAGCAAGTACACCAGAACAACCAATCACAATTAAAGATGTGCAAGAAAGATTGGGACATAGCGACATAAGAACTACTATGGATATTTACACCCATGTAACAGAAAAAGCCAAAAATAATTTGGCTAGTAACTTTTCTAAATATATGGAAATTTAG